TGGGTAAAAGGCTCTTTAGGCGCTGAAGGTGTTGCCGCTGTTGATGCTGCTTTAGCTGCAAACATTGCTTCTCAGAAGGCTCCTAAAGTAGCTTCTGGACTTCCTTGGTAATTAGGAGATTATTATTATGCCACTCAAAAAAGGTAAGTCAGATAAGACAGTCAGTGAGAATATCTCCATGATGGTCAAAGAAGGTAAACCACAGAAGCAAGCAGTTGCTATTGCACTGTCCGAGGCAGGGCGTAGTAAGCCTGAGCGTGGTGAGCGCACCAAGAAGAATAAAGAGAAGAAGAAAGCCAAATGACACGCTCTGTATCGGTAGGTGTTAACCTTACCTCAGCTACGGCTACTACAATCTACACAGTTCCTCTTGGCTACTTTGCTAAGTGGAACTTGATGTACATCTTCAATAACTCAGGCTCTACCAAGAGTATTTCTGCTTATTGGAGAGACTCTAGCGCATCCGCTGACATCTATGTGCATAACGGTACTATTGCTTCTAAGTCTTATGTTCGTATGGATGGAGGAGCTTATGTAGTGTTGGAGGAAGGTGATACCGTAGTGATGCAGGATGAAGCAGGTAGCTCTTTCAGTACTATATGCACCTTTGAATTGTTTAAGAAAGAAGGAATCTAATCTATGGCCTTGCCAACATACCTTGACCTTGTTAATGATGTTCTGATTCGTATGCGCGAACCTGAAGTCACTACCGTCAATGAGAATACTTTATCTAAGCTTGTGGGTAGGTTGGTTAACGATGCCAAACGACAAGTAGAAGATGCCTACGCATGGAATGCTTTAACTGATACCTTAATCATCGAGACAACAGCTAATACTTATGGCTATGTGCTCACGGGTTCAGGTACTCGCTTTAAAGTCATTGATGCTCAGGACAACACCAACAAGGCTGTTATCAATCCTTTGAGCACTAAGTTGATGTCTCAGTACTTGCTGAACAATACCAGTCCCGGCAATCCGATGTACTACAACTTTAACGGTATCCACAGCACTGGAGACACTAAAGTAGACTTCTATCCTGTTCCTAATGCAGGCTTGACCTTGTACTTTAACTTGTACATTCCTCAAGCTGAAATGACTACTGACACTGCTACCCTTCTCGTGCCTAGAGAGCCTGTAGTCTTAGGAGCCTTTGCTCGTGCCTTGGTTGAGCGTGGTGAAGATGGTGGTTTAAATAGCTCTGAAGCCTATGGCCTGTACAAGTCTTCATTGGCTGATGCTATTGCTATCGAAAGTTCTCGCTATGTTGAGGAAGAGACTTGGGAGGCTGTGTAAGTTATGGGTCAACAAATCCAAACATACAGTATTACAGCTCCCGGCTTTTACGGCTTAAACACACAGGATAGTTCGTTAGACTTAGCCTCTGGCTTTGCTTTAACAGCTATTAACTGTGTGATTGACCAGTATGGCCGTGTAGGTGCTCGTAAAGGGTGGATAACTAAACATTCAACCAACTCTGACTTAGGCACTGCTAACGTAGAGTCTCTGGGTCAGTTGGTGACAGACAGTGGTGCTGAATACACCATTGCAGCAGGTAACAACAAGATCTTTAAGCTTGTAGGTAGTACCCTAACCATGCTGACCTACGGTGGTGGCGGCACAGCTCCTACAATCTCCGGCAGTAACTGGCAGATGGCAGCTCTTAATGAGTGCTTGTATCTGTTCCAATCTGGACATGATCCTCTGGTGTTCGACCCTGCTGTCAGTACTACAACCTATCGCCGTGTGTCTGAGAAGTCAGGCTACACAGGTACAGTTCCTGCTGGTAACATCGTATTGTCTGCCTATGGTCGCTTATGGGTTGCTGATACAGCCTCTGAGAAGACAGTGATCTATTGGTCTGACATCCTTTCTGGTCATAAGTGGACAGCAGGCTCTACAGGCTCTATTGATGTCTCGTCTGTGTGGCCTAACGGTGCAGATAACGTCACAGGTTTAGCTTCTCATAACGGATTTTTATTCATCTTCGGTAAGAACAATATCTTGGTGTACTCAGGTGCTCAGGATGTGCTCTCGGCAGGAGTGTTCAAGATCTCTGACTCCCTGACAGGTATCGGTTGTATCGCTAGAGACACCATCCAGAACACAGGATCAGATGTTATCTTCTTGTCCGATACAGGTGTTCGTAGTGTCTTGAGAACCATCCAAGAGAAGTCAGCACCCTTCCGTGACTTGTCTAAGAATGTACGTAATGACTTAATGAGTGCTGTGGCAGGTGAAACAGCAGCTAACATCAAGTCTGTGTACAGTCCTTTTGAGTCCTTCTACTTGATTACTTTGCCAAGCCTGAAAGTGGTGTACTGCTTCGACATGAAGGCTACATTGCAGGATGGCTCTAGTCGAGTAACTATCTGGGATAACATGGAGCCTAAGAGCTTCTGCTACCTCCGAGACAAGAGCTTACTGATCGGCAAGGCAGGCTACATTGGTCAATACTCAGGGTATCAGGATAACGGTAATCCTTATCGTTTCCAGTACTTTACCAACCATACCGACTTAGGAACACCTTCTGTTAGCTCCGTACTGAAGAAACTTTCAGTGGTTGTGATCGGCGGTTCTAACCAGTATGTGGCAATTAAGTGGGGATATGACTTCAAGGAAAATTATTTCTCACAAAATGCTAAAATTCCTACACAAAGTGTTGCAGAATTTGGAATTTCGGAGTATAATACTGCTGGAGTAGAATACTCTGATGGTATTACCCTACAAACCCTTGTTGCCTATCCGACAGGAGCAGGTAAAGTTATTCAGACTGGTTACGAAGCAGACATTGATGGTTCTGCTCTGAGCATCCAGAAGATTGAAATTCAGGCCAAGAACGGAAAGATCGTATAACATGACAGACTATGTAAAAAGTACTAACTTCGCCAGTAAAGACTCTTTGTCCTCTGGCAATCCTTCAAAGATTGTCAAAGGTACTGAGATTGATACTGAGTTTAATAACATTGCAACAGCAGTGGCTACCAAGGCTGATACTGCAAACCCTGCTCTAACAGGAACTCCTACGGCTCCTACAGCTAACGCAGGTACTAGCACTACTCAGATTGCTACCACTGCTTTTGTAACTACTGCATTGCAGGCTCTGTATCCAGTGGGTTCTATCTACATCAACGCAGGTGTAAGTACTAACCCCGGTACATTGTTAGGCTTTGGTACTTGGACAGCCTTTGGTGCAGGTCGAGTCATGGTGGGCTTGAACGGCAGTGACTCACTGTTTGATGCCTTGGAAGAGACTGGCGGTAGTAAGGATGCCGTTACTGTAAGTCATACTCATGGTTTTAGTGCAACAACATCAACTGCTGGTAGCCATACCCACACAGCCACACGAGCCATGTTGGGAGAGCAATCAGGGACTTTTGCTTGGAGTAGTGGTAACTACGCTACAAAAGATACCAACTTTCTCAATTCAGCAGGTGACCACACTCACACGGTATCTGGCACTACTGATTCAGCAGGCTCTAGCGGCACTAACGCTAACCTTCAGCCATATATCACAGTGGCTATGTGGAAGCGTACAGCTTGAGTATGGATACGGTACATCATTTCTCTGAAGGCTTGTACGCTAAAGAGATGCACATTCCCAAAGGGGCTATGGCTTGTCAACACAAACATAACTATGATCACTTGAGTATCTTAGCTCAAGGCAAGGTCAGGGTCTTGTTTGATGATGACAAAGTACAGGAATACACAGCTCCTGCTTGTATTAACATTGTAAAGAATGTAAACCATGTCATTATGGCCTTAGAGGATTCTACATGGTTCTGTATTCATCAAACCGAGGAAACTGACGTGAGTAAAGTGGATCAAGTTTTAATTAAAGACATAGACATGAAAGTGGAGGCTTAATATGCCGTTAATCGCAGCAGGTGCTACTCTATTAGGTGGTATTATTGGGGGCAATTCAGCTAAGAAAGCAGCTCAGACACAAGCTAATGCCCAACTCGAAGCTGCTCGTATCGCAGCAGATGCTCAGAGATTCCGTCCAGTGGGTGTGACCACTCGCTTCGGTTCCTCTAACTTCCAGACTGATGCACAAGGCAACTTGATCGGTGCAGGCTACAATGTCTCTCCTGAAGTTGCTATGATGCGTGATCGCTTGCTGTCTCAGGCAGGTGGTCAAGGTTTCCAAACAGCAGAGCAGGCTCAGGCAGCTCAAGAGCAACTGTTTAACTTAGGTCAGCAGTACTTGGCTCAGTCTCCACAAGAGGCTGCACAGCAGTGGATGCAATCTCAGCAAGCTCTGTTGGCTCCTTCTCGTGAGAAGGCAGCAGCAGGTTTGACACAGAACCTATTTAACACAGGACGTGGTGGTGTTGCTGTCGCTCAAGGTGGCGGCATGGGTGCTGCTAACCCTGAACTGCAAGCTCTGTTGAATGCTCAGGCAGCTCAGGATGCTCAGTTGGCTGCTGATGCTCAAGCACAAGGCAGAGCACAGACTACCTTCGGTGCAGGGTTGTTCGGTACAGGCTTAGAGTTAGGTTCTACTGCTTATAACCCATTGAAGACTCAGTTTGGCTTGGCTCAGAGCTTGGAATCTGCTGGTCAAGGTGCTTTGGACTTAGGTGCTCAGTTGGGTGGACGTGCTGCTCAA